GAGGGGTTGATGCGCCGGATCTGGTTCGCACGGATGTATTTCTGAAAATAGTGCAGATGCTTCTGGTTCAACGTGCGATTTATCAGTTCCTTCGCCGCAGCAGCCTTGGCCTTTGCTTCCTCCGACCCGTCCTGGAGGAACACATCGCTGTAATCCCGCGTCATGGCGATCTGCGAGGCGTCTAACGCCGTCTGCGTGTGGAAAATAGCGGGATAAACCGGGAAAAATACGTCGCTGTGCCACTCATAGTCGCCTTCAGTACGAACGCAATCGAGAATGTCGATCATCGCGTCGAAGGAATTTATGTTGGCGGTCGAATTGCCTTGGACCTTATTCAGCTCTCCGTCTATGTAGATCGACTTCAACGACCCTTCGAGAGCAGCCCCGTACTTTGATTTCGTCACGTTACGCTCTCCCGATCACGTCGTCGGATGGCCACCGGTTCCGTTCGTCGTCTGCGAATTTCACGATCCCACGCGCCACTTGCTCGATCACCCACGCAAGTTCGGGCTGCTCGTGTACGGATCGCTGGTACAAGGTCATCAGCAGATTCCCGGTCGCATTCGAATTCCCGTAGTTCAACATCATGCACGCGGGCGGGTCGGAGGGGACGTTCGCAAGGAGCAGAAACCCGGAGCAGGGGCGAGTCTCGCCGTCGGCGTGGACATCGATGGGGTGCGAAGAACCATCCAGGTGGAGGATGACTTCACGCACTTATTTGATCCTGAACATCGGAGCCGACAACATCTTCGTCAGCGGCTTGCCGCACTTCGGGCACTTCACCTTCGCGTCATACTGCCGCAGCGGGACGACGAAATCCATGATCTTGCGAGACTTCTCGCACTTGGGATCGGCGCATGTGTACGAGTACAAGGGCATTATCTATGGGCCTCCCGCCGGAAGTATCGGTCGTCCTTAAATTCTCTGGTGGAGTAGGTCTTTTTCCTTTCTGGTCTGAATCTAAAGTCCTTGAGCAGTCCTTCGAGCACCATCGGAAAGTGCGAATGCTTTTGCTCCGGGGTCGCCTTCGCTTCTTTTGCGCGGTTCGCTCCGGTGTTTTGCCACTCGCTGTACCTCCAACTCCGAAGGGACTGCGTGAATTCCTTGCACTTGCTGAAGATCCAAATCGTCGGCAGGACGACCCGAACCCCTTCTTTGTACTGTATATTACTAAAGGGCTTTCCGCAAGTGATGGAATTCTTGAGCCGGACTTTTATGGCGTCTCTGCCTCGTTCCGACTTGGTATCCCACACCTCCCAATGCCCGCCGGTGCCCACCCCAGCCTTCTTGAGCCTTGAGAACGCCGCGTTGAAGTCGTCGAGCACGCTCCAGTCGGGCCGAGGGCTTTCCTTGCCGTTGGCGGACTTTATCAGGGGGTCCACAAGATCCAGGCGGAACCGATAGTCGCCAGACCGCTCCGCGACCTCTTTCGCAATCGCATCCGTCGTTGATTTCTCCGGCGAGGGGGCCATCTCATCGTAAACGAACAACTCATCGTCGCCGGAAAGGGCCACCCACCCGATCGCCCACGGATTGCGGCCATGGTAGTCACAACCCCTCGCGTGGAACCACTCTTCGTTGATCCCTTCGGGGAAGTACGTCGGACCGTCAATGATATGTACCTTGTCGAAATCCTTGAAGATCCGACCCGAGACCTGCTTGAACACGCCGAAACGCCGAATGGCAAGTTCGTCCTCGTCGTTGTAATTCTCGAACAGGCGTTCCACAACGTCAGGCCGCAGCGTCGGGTTGTCATCGGTCGCCGCCTGCACCACGGCGATCGCGTTGTCGTCCCTCATCACCTCGACTTGTGGGAGGTCGAACTTGTCCGCGATCGTTTTGCTGCGGTAGTACGCCGATGCCCGCTCGAAGAGTTCGTCGTGGGTCCATGAGATGTAGTTGGCGGGGGTCAGGGCGAGCATCATCCAGCCGTCCGCTGCCAAAAGGCGCGGGAGTTGCTCCGACCAGAACGGATACGGAGGCTCCTCGTCGCACACGATGATGAAACGCTGGGAACCAGCGGTGCTCTGCACGGACTGCCCGTAGGAGACGAACTCCAC